TATCCAAATATCAGACGGGTTTACAGAGCCGACCTTTGCGGTGATACTGGCGAAACCGGGGGGCAATATATTGACCCTCGATCGGCGTATTGATTACGCCCATGAAATCAACGCGGAAGTCGAAATAGTTATTCACGACCTTAGATCATCGATAGGCTCAATGGCATCGCCCATCGAATACGTTGCAAAACCAGAAGGAGATAGAATTTGCCATATCCAGAGGATTGTATTTTCGTTGGTGCATGGCACAGCGGGGGATATGGGAAAGTTTGGGGATTTGGCGGCGTTGACAAACGGGGTACTGTTACGGGTTAAGCAAGACGGGCAATATCGGACGCTATCGAATTGGAAGCTAAATTCAGACGTGAAGGACGATATGTTTGATGTTGTCTTTGATGACCGATCAACTGGCGGCGGCGATTTTGGAACGTCAGGGCGTTGGACGCTGGAACGGTTCGGCGTTGACCTTCGGCTTGATGCTTCCAAGGGCGACGCAATGGAAATTTATATACAAGACGACTTGACAGACCTGACAACTTTCAACCTGAAATTTCAAGGTCATTACACAAAAGGGGGCTAAGAAATGGCATTAATAATTGAAGACGGAACTGGCAAAGTAGACGCTCAAAGTTATGCGGAGGTAGCCACTTTAGAAACTTATGCGGCTTTGTACGGGGTAACACTTGCCGCCGCCGATGATGCCGCAAAAGAAGTTTTACTTGTTAAGGCGATGCTCTTTATCGAATCGCAGTCTTTCAAGGGTATGAAATCTACTCAAGCTCAAGCCCTACAGTATCCGAGGTATAATGTTTGCATTGACGGATATCTAATCTCTAACGATGTTATCCCCAATATTTTGATAAACGCCCAATGCGAAACGGCTATCAGCATCGACACCGGCACTGACCCAATGGATGATATCAGCAGAGTGGTAACGAGAGAGAAGATCGGCGCACTCGAGTTCGAATATCAGAAAGGCGGTCGGGTTACGACTTATATACAAAAGGCCGAATCCTTGCTTTCAAAGCTCACTCATAGCCATGTAACGGCTGTCAGGGGATAAGGGTGGCTGATTATACAGCGATCGCCCGTTCATCGACAGAGGGGATAAGGAAAAATGGAGTTACCGCAACGCTTACCCGGCTCGTTGATGGTTCCTTTGACCCCATAGTTGGCGAAGACGCAACGGCAAGCACTGAAAGTCAGCAGGTATCAGTCGTGCTTTTTCCGGCTTCAGGCGGTAAAAAAGAGGGGCTTGATAAAATCTTTGCCAGTCAGGGCGAAGCGAAGAGAAAGTCAACCCATTACGCTTTAATGGCTCCACTGCTTGTATCCGATGCCGCTTTGACGTTTGAGCCGGATGCAGGGCAAAAACTACTTATAAACGGTGTAACGTGGTTCGTGAACGGTTCGACCGTCACGAGTCCGACGGGTGAACCTGTTCTCTATGAGCTTGCACTGAGGCGGTAAGGATGGCGACATTTACAGGCGACTTGCTTGCCTATGCTTCGAAAACCAGCGGAAATCTTGACAAGATTTTCCGGGCTACATGTTTAGCTATTTTGCGTGATGTTGTGATGCTTACGCCGGTCGATACCGGTCGCGCCAAAGGTAACTGGCAGGTCACTATAAACGTTCCGGCGCAAGGAGTTTTAGACTTCGAAGACCCGACAGGGGTGGGGGCTATCGCAAAGGCCACGACCTTCCTTGCAACCTTGGAGGCCGGAACAACTTTTGTGCTGACGAATAACCTTGAATATATATTATACTTAGAAGACGGTACGGCAAAGATTGCGCCTTTTGGCATGGTCAAACGGACTGTTGCCAAATATGAAAGCATCGTAGCAAATAGCGCAAGGGGGATGTAATGGCTGATTTTTTTTCTGATATTGAATCGGCACTAGATAAAAAGTTGTCCGAGCTTTCCTCATCGCCAGATGTTGCATGGGCAAACCGCAGATATGACCCACAACAAGATACCCCATATCTTCAGCCTTTTTTATTGCCAGCCGATACAATTCAGGCATCGCTCGGAGCGTCCGGGCTTGATAAACATATAGGCGTTTATCAGGTCAGTATTTTTGTTCCTTTGCTGACAGGCAAAAAAGAGGGGAATGATTTGGCTGACGCTATCGCTAATCATTTTGCAAGGGGTTCGAATTTAGTATACAATACGACAACGGTGCGGATAACGACAGTGAAAATCGGGCAAGGTCGGCGAGATGCTACTCATTGGCATATACCGGTCGATATTAACTATGAAGTTTATACGGAAGCGAGGTAGAAAAAATGGGCGAAGTAGCGAACGGTTCAAGCCATGAGATAAATTATGTCGAGGAGGCTAGTTATGGAGTCACCCCATCGAATCCAGTTTTCAAGGCTTTAAGGAATGCGGGAACAACCCTCGGAATGGACAGAAGTAGCATTACTTCCAGTGAGATAACATCGACAAGGCAGATTACAAATACACGCCTCGGCAACACGGCAATAAACGGTGATGTAAACGGTGAGCTTTCTTTCTTATCTTATGATGATTTTCTTGAGGCTCTAATCGGGCATGATCGGGCAAACTATCACGCCGATACAATCACGGTCGCGGCAACGGGTGAAACCTTTACCGATAGCAATTCAAACCTTCCGATTTTTGTTGTAGGTGAAAACGTCAGTATTTCCGGCTTTACCGAAGCGGGGAATAATGGGACATTTGAGGTAGCGGCCTCGACCGCATCGGTTTTGACGGTTGTCGAGGATGTAACAGTTGATGAAGCCGCTGTTACAGATCAATTTGTAACCATCGTCTCAACAGTATTGAAAGCCGACACCGGTCGTCGATTCTTTACCGTTGAAAGGCAGTTCACGAATATCGCCACACCTGAATGGCACGGGTTCAAAGGTTGCGAGGCTAATACCCTTGCGTTGGAAGTTGCGCCGGATGCTATCGTGACGGCAAATTTCGGGTTTATAGGCCAAGCGCAAGAGGCAATCAGAGAGGCCATCATTTCTGGTGCGACTTACGAGGATAACTATACAACCGAGCCAATGGATAGCTTCTCCGGCATTGTAACCGAGGGTGGTGGTGCATCGGCGGTCGTTACATCTATAAGCTTGAATATTGATAACGGTATATCTCAGAATTACGTGGTCGGCTCGGTCGACACGATTCAGCCGTCAAGGGGCAAAATCAATGTCTCCGGGTCGATGACTGTATTTTATGAATCGAAAGCATTACTAGAGAAATTCCAGAACGAAACAGAATCAGCCCTTGTCTTTACGTTGGTAATGAACAGCCAGACATATGAATTTAATCTGCCTAGAATCGTGTATACGGGCGGTAAACCGGATGTGCCAGACGATCAAGCGATTAGTCTGACAATGCCACTTCAGGCGATATACGACAGCACAGAGGCATCAAATATCGTCATTACCCGGACTGCATAGCAATGGGGAGTGTTAAAGGTTTCCGTACAAGGGATAAATCAAACGAGGGGGTGAAAATCCCCCTTGTTAATCCCGGTACAGGTGAAGTTGAATGGATAAAGATCAGGGGTATCGATTCGGATATATTCCGAGAAGCCAATCTTGTGAGCCTACGCAAAGCGTTAGATATATCGGCGTTGAAATCCGAAGAGGAAAGAAAAGCGGCGGCCGAGAAAGAGCGGCTCGAATTAATGGCGACTCTAGTCATAGACTGGTCATTCGATGAACCTTGCGTACATGATGAAATTGTGAAAGTTTTGAAAAATTCTCCGATAATAGCCGATGCGATAAATCATAAGGCGGCGAATCGGTCTTTGTTCCTTGAAAAAAAAAGCAAGATTTTGAAGCCTACGCAAAAGCGCAATTCAAGCTTGCTAAAATCCCAAAAGGCCAAAAAATCAGTTGGGGTCAAACCCTCCGTCAAGTCGAAAAGACCACGGGGGAAAAGCACGAAGATTTAAAGCATGAGATCCCGGATGAACTGGCGTATATATGGCAGTGGTATCTTGAATTGCATACATTAGGTCGGTTATCATATACGGAATTGAGCAGTTGGGCTATTACGACCGAAAACCAACTAAAGGGGTGGGAAACCGAATTGATTATGAGACTCGACCGGCTTTTTTACGAGGTACACGATGGCAACTGATACTGCATCTTTAGTGCTTAGGGTTGATAGCAAAGAAGCCAAGAAAGCAAAAAAAGAATTAGACCGGTTAGCCAAATCAGGCGGCAAGGCCGAGAAAGCTACTGATAGTTTCACTTCGTCCATCACTCGGTTAGCGGCTCCACTAGCAATAGCCACAACCGGAATGCTCGCCAT